GAAGACGGCGAAGACGATGAAGACGATGAAGACCTCGATGCACTTGATATTGATGGTGTAGACGAAGCACTGTCTGATTTGGATGATGACGCCATCGAAGAAGACGAATTTGACATTGAGGATTATTCTTAATGTCAAGAAAAACGCTCATCGAAACTGTTCAACCGGAAATTGCTGCCGTTCATGTTTTGAACGAAAGTAATGATCCGAAGAAGGCAGTTGTTTTGGCTGGTATTGCTATTCAAGGTGATACCCAGAACAGAAACGGGCGTGTTTATCCAAAAACAGAAATTGAAAATGCGGTCAAACAAATGAAAGAACGCATTTCAAGCTCTGGCCCAATACCGGGCGAATGTGATCATCCAGACAATCTTGGATTAGATTTGGCTCGGGTTTCTCATTTGATCAAAGACATATGGATGGATGGAGCGGATGGACATGCAAAATTTGAAATCATGCCGTTCGGCCTTGGTGAAATTATCACAGGTTTGATCAAACATGGAATGAATATGGGTGTTTCATCTCGTGGTTCAGGAAATGTTGATGGGAATGGTATTGTCAGTGATTTTGAAATTCTAACGATTGATATGGTTGCAAACCCATCTGCACCTGATGCTTATCCGCGTCCAATCCTTGAAAGCCTTCATTCTTCTCGCTCTGGGCGCGAAGTGATGAGCATTGCCGGAATGATCCGGCAAGACCCCAAGGCACAAAAGCATCTCAAAGAGAGTCTTCTGTGCTTTATGAAAAACGAATTAAAGCTATAGGACTTAGAACCATGGAAAAATTTCTAGATCAGCTTTTGAATTCAGACCTTTTGACTGAAGACACAAAAGAAGAACTTCGTGAATCCTTCAAAACTGTTCTCAAAGAAGCACAGGATGCGGCTCGTGATGAAGCACGTTCTGAACTTGCAGAACAATATAAGGAAGATCGTTCTCGTCTAATTGAAGCTTTGGACAAAATGGCACGTGAGTCAATTACAGCTCATTTGACTGAATTCAAAGAAGATGTTGATCGCCTACACGTTGCCAAAGCAAAGGCTGCAAAAGCAATTAGTGAAGCAGACAAACGTGCATCTGCGAAAGTCAAGAAAGTTATTTCAACTCTTGAGGAATCAAATCGTGCCGTTATCAAACGTGAAATTGGCGAATTGGTTGAGGACTTCAAACATCAACGTGCACAACACGTTAAGTTAATGAAGGAAGGTCGTGCTGAACTTGCGAGAGAGAAGAAGGCTCTTGTCACCAAAATGGCAAAAGTCCTTGAAAATCTTACTCGCAAACAATTGAAGTCAATTATGGAAGCCTACAAAGAAGATATCATCAGGGCTCGCCAGAACAACTTCGGTCGTAAGGTGTTTGAAGCATATGCTTCAGAATTTGAAACATCTTATTTCAGTAGAGATCGTGTTCTCGATTCAATAAAAGCAAAACTAGCAGAAACTGTCAAAGCCAAGAAATTGGCAGAAGCAAAAGCTGCGAAACAAATTGCCGCTCTTACTGAAAGTAAGAAATCGGTTGAAGGTAAGTTGGATACTCTTTCCGAAAACATGAAACGTTCTCGAAAGATGGGTGCCCTCCTGCGTCCACTTACTGGAAGTGCGAAGGCACAAATGAAAGAGCTACTTGAGGGGACATCCATCGAAAGAATGGATTCAACATTCAAGAAGTATCTGCCGCTTGTAACCGAAACCTCAAAAGGAAAAGGACGCAAGCGTATTACTGAAGCCAATGATACCCAGCGTGGTAAATTGGGACGACTTCACACCGGCTCTAGACAAGCCATTTTCGAAGACGAAGCAGAACTGAACGAAGATATAGATCAAGATATTGAATATCTTCGTAACAGACTGCCGCGTATCAAATAAAAAGCATATTGGGAGTTAATCAAATGCGAAATGTCGATAATAAATGGGCGTTAATTAAAGAGGCAATGACCGATGGTCTGAATGAGCAACAGTCCGGTGTCATGAACGTATGTCTCGATAACGTTCTTCGCGAATCAGGGAAATTCCTGACCGCGATGCGTGGTAATACCATGCTGATGGAAAACGCTTCTGGTGGAGCAACAGCCGCAGGTAATATTGCTGCACTGAACCAAGTTGTTCTTCCGCTCATCCGCCGTGTTCTTCCGGGCGTGATCGCTAATGAAATCGTTGGTGTTCAGCCATTGAGTGGGCCATTTGGTCAAATCCATTCATTGCGTGTCAAATATGCAAATACTGCTGGCAGTGCAATGGCTGGTCAGGAAATGTTCGCACCTCGTCATGTCAATGACCTTGCTGTGGCATATTCTGGTAATGAACACCTGAATTCCAATTCACCGGGGGCGGCTGCTAATACCGCTGCTCTTGAAGGGATGCCGGGTAATGCAGTTTCAGTCGAAGTTGTCAAGGAACAAGTTGAAACAAAGCCCCGTAAAATGTCCGCACGTTGGACAATTGAGGCTACTCAAGATGCTTCCGCACAACATGGTGTCGATCTTGAATCTGAGATCATGGCTGCAATTGCACAGCACATGGTGGTGGAAATCGATCAAGAATTGCTTCGTACTCTTCGTGCGCTTCCACCTGCTGCAACAGCAGAAAACACTTTTGACCAAACAAAGATTTCTGGTAATGCAACATTTGTCGGTGACGAATTTGCTGCACTGTCAATCATGATTGGCCGCGAAGCTAACAACATCGCTGCACGTACACGCCTGAATGTTGGTAACTTCCTTGTCGTCTCACCAGACGCACTGACAATCCTGCAGTCTGCAAAGACCTCAGCATTTGCCCGTACGACAGAAGGCGATTTTGAAGGACCAGTCAACATCAAACTCGTTGGAACCCTGAATGGTGCAATGAAAGTCTACTGTGACACATTCGCAGAAACTTCAACGCCCGTTCTCATTGGTTACAAAGGGTCAGATGTTGATGCCGGTGTCTATTACTGCCCATACATCCCACTAATGAGTACGGATGTCGTAATGGACCCTAACACCTTCGAACCAGTTGTCAGCTTCATGAGCCGTTACGCGATTGTAACACTGACAAACAAGTCCACATCTCTCGGCAACGCCGCAGATTACTATGGTCTTGTTGGTATAAATTCCGGAAACTTGTCCTTCCTGTAAGGTCAATTATCTGGACGAAAAATCGGGGATGGGAGAAATTCCATCCCCTTTTTCTTTTTCCGCAGCGTCTTCATCTTTGGTTTCCACTATTTTTTCAATAACATCCAAAAAATCCTTGCCGCGTTCTTTTGTCAATTGTAGTCTAGCATCAGAACGCTTTGCTTCATTCGTTAATGCCAACTTACGTGCCTTCACAATTGAATCTGCAATATCCTCCTGCATCTCAATCATCTGAATATTGTCAATGGCACGAACGCGGCGGGCTTCTTCTGCCAGCTGAATATGCTCTATGGTCGATTTTTTCACAGCTTCATTGGCAATACGGATGGCTTCCTTGGTTACAATAGCAGCTTCAACCTTCGCATAAGCATCAGAATGCATTTGCGCAATCTTGGTAGAACCATCCTGTACTAACGTATCCGTAAACTGATTAACTGCGCCAATAACATCCAAAACATCCTTGGTCTTAGATGCTTCGACAATTTGAGCCAATGTTGACTTCCATAACGGAATGGTCAATGTCATTGTTTGCGTGATCTTGTTGATAATCTGTTCATCAACATTTTTCATTTTGGCAAGCTTTGTCATATCTTGTGCAGCCAGTGTTTGTGTGCGGCGAAGCGCATCGCGCTGACGATCTAAAGTATCACGTTGCATACCAAGTTCTTCAATTTGAACAGCAAGATCACCATTGTCCGAACTATCTTGTAGTTTCAAATTGATCTCATCAATCTCTGCTTCAATTTTTTCGATACATTGTTCCAACACAATGATATGAATATGAAGTTCACGATACATGATCAACGTGCCTTCATACAGGTCACGAAGATTTTCCATTGAATCAATCAAGTCACGATGGTGTTCCATCAACTTGGTTTCAACTTTGCCAATATGTGATTCTACATCATTGAAACCATCAAGGAATTCACGCAAAGGCTGTGCAGCCTTACGAAGCACAATACGCTCAAACCAGTTTGGAGCGTCAGCAGGACTACAACCTTCAGCCGTCGCCACCAATTCCTTGAGATCATCTGAAATAATGGACAAATCACGGGCCTTGACTTGGTTCAAAAGTGCAGATGAAACTTCACCCGTCCGCTTCTGCGCAGTCGTTCCAAAGGACATAACAGATAAACTGTCAGTTGGATCAAGACGGGCGACAAGATCATCGACTTGATATTGTTCATCATCTGTCAATGCACGTGACATCAATTTAAACTTGGAACGATCAGACCTGTTGATTTTGACAATATCCTTGGCAATATCATTGTCTTCCAATGTATTTCGCTTTGTATTGGTCATGTGTTTCTCTAATTGATATTCATCATAAGTCTGGGTCATATTCGTTTCCATTGTTCCAACATTTGACTGGATGTTAATGTAATTGTTCATCGGCTGTACTTTCTTGCATCATTCTTTTTGCAATTTGTGTGTTCAATGCCTTTTTGTTCTCATCTATTATACGGTATGCAACACGCATGTCAAGTTCAAAGTTTTTAGTATCTTCTTCAATAGCATGTTCTTTGATTACTTTAATATGATCAGAAATGGTATCCAAAAATGAAGCCAACTTTGAATCAAGTTCTTTGATCTTGTCCTGTTCCTTTTGGTCCTTGCTTTTTCTATTACGAACCTTCATGAAGGTTGTGATCACATTTGTATATTGTTTGATATCAACAATGACAAATTTCTTTACAATATGATTTTTAAGGTCGTTATCAAGGTAATCATTGACTATATAATCAATGTTATCACGCGCCGATATAACATTGGTCTTCATATCTTTTGTTACTATGTTGGCACATTCGCCAAACGCTTCATGCAGGGCTGCCAAGTTGTCTACAACACGTTCTTTATCAGAACGGGTGTCATGGGTTGGTTCAGCTTTGATAGCAGTGGTCGGGGCTTCTAGAAGGGCTGGATGCTCTTTCATAATCCATTCCCGGCGAAGTTGATGAAGTTTGAATGCTGCAATGGCAGAAAAGAAGACACCAATACCCCCACCAAACAGGAAGAAGAAAAAAGACAAAGACGGTGGTAATAACAACCCGATACTTATAATAGGACTAACAATGATTGCTGTTAGTATCAAAATATATTTCATGTTGTTGTCACGAACGAAGGCAGGAACATCTTCCTTTGAAAAATCAACTGTGTTTAAAACTTTATCAACAGCAGACTTACTAATAACAGGTTTGCCTATTGGTTTCTCTCGTGACATATGGATTGACCCCATTGCTGGTTTATACTATGGCATGTGTGTGCCTTTATTTTATAATTTGAGACAACCTATCACGTCTTTTGTCTTCTGTCAATGTAGTAAAAAAGATATGTGCAGCCGCAATTTGGTTCGGTGTCATTCGGCATATTTCATCTATGATTGCACAATCAGCTACATCCACATCATCAAATTTGGAAATGAATTGATTAAGAGCAGGGTCAATACGGGATTGCATGTTTTTCTCCTTGAAATCAAGGGGGGAGAGCATTAGTTTCTCTCCCCCCTTGAAATTATAGATTGGTAGAACCAGCTGAACTTGAATTGATATCCAAGGTTGCCATTTTTTCCAAACGTTTATGAGCATCGGAAAATGGAGTATCATAAACAAATACAGAAATCACCAATTCTTTTAAATGTGCAATTGAAAAATTGTGTGTCTTTTCAATCCAATAATCTATTAGCTTCTTATTGTCATCGACATTGCCCAAACGTGAAGCCAATGCCTCTTGTTCTTTTTCCATGGCGTCAAGTTTGCCTTTATAATTCCTGATACGAGCATTGTTACGAGCAACCGTTGGACTATCTGGATTATCCAGTTTTTCGTTTTCTTGGTTCAACTGCAAAATGTGGTTCCGAGCTTCATTAACTTTAATATCCAATTTTTCCATTTGATTCGCTATATCCTTTTTCATGGTGTTGGAATCATCATTTGGATATTCCATGGTTTCCAATTCAGGCATTTTGTGCAACAAATAGGTACGCCGGGCGTCTGGTCCGGGCATATCAATCTTGTGAACAATGTCGAATCGTGATGGACGATTAATCAACCGTTTGTCCAACCGTTCCGGATAATTGGTTGTTGCCACAAAAACAACGTTATCAATTTGTAATTCACCATCTAACAATGCCAACAAATTGCTTTCATTGTCATGACGGCCTTGTGTCATTGCATCAATATCTTCCAGCATGACAACAACCGGTCTATCAGGTTCGATTTTACGCAAGTAATCAAGTCCACGGGCGGCAATTTCTGGGTCTTTGACATAAATGGATACACCGCCTTCTGCAATTACTTGAAAACTTAATTGCTGAATGGTCGTTGTTTTACCAGACCCCGGCGGACCCCAAAGAAGAACACCGCGTTTATGAAGAACGTTCATCTTCTTGTATACTTCCTTGCGCTGCCAAAATTGCTGAACATGTTTGATGATTTTGTCAGATTCAGCATCTGGTAACGGTATTAATTCATCAAGTACGGTATGAGCTTTCTTGAAAAAGAGACCACGCATTTGATCTAATTCAATTGTATATTGATTTGGAGGAAGACGGTTTTCCGTTTTTTCACACGGCATGTAAGTGTCACCCGAGACAGCCCACATAGATGCATTCTTTGGGTTAATATGTGTTTCAGTTTCTACCAAATTGGTATCAGCTCGTGACATTTTTGAAATCCTTTTTCGTTGCAGCTACTAATTACATATTACAAAAAAGAAGTCATGTAAGTCCGTGTTTCGCGACAAAAAACACAATCAGTCTGATGTTTTATGTATAATTACTTTTTGCGTGAAAGAACTAAGAGCAACAAGGTATTGGTAAGTGATGTCATTGTATAGACCAACTTTGCCTTTGTCCATTTCACGGCGTGATATCATGTCCGAAATGTTGTTTTGAAGTTTAACTAATTCCCGTTTATCCATTGCTGCAATTTTACGAGGATGAATAGTACCCGTTGATACATGCTCGAAATCTGTGACATATGTGTCATTTGCAACAGTAGACCATAATTCTGGATCAACGGTTGGACCATCTACACCTGTATCCATGATTTCATTTGAATCATTCTTGCCCTTTTCAAGACCTTGTTGAAAAGCAGGTTCATCCGCAGCATCCGCGTCTGCACCTTGTGCGAGTGAACCTTGATCCGGATCATCAACAGTTCTTGTTTCCAGTCTGGCTTCCGGTTTTTCAAACAATTGACGAATTTTCATATTACCACTTTATAATCCAGTTGAACGTCTCTGTGCTTTGATGTTGTTCTCTTCTTACTGTATAGTTCAATTTCTGGAAATGACCAATCACTTCATTCATTTGCGAACGAGCAACATTATATGCATCTGTTTGGTTATTCAATGGATCGGCATATGCATTATAATGTGTGGATGAAACTGAAAACCCCGTGATAATAGGAGGTGATGATCCCGGCCCAATGGTCGATTGTTTTTTCCCCGCCGCTGCGTCAGTCATAATAGCTTCTTCAATCCGGTTGATCTCTTTAAGAACATCAGACCGATTGTTGGCAATATTGGCAGCTTCTTTGGCCGTATAGAATGACATTACTTTTTGTCTCTTTCTGGATTATCCAATTCAATATCACCAATTTCATCATCACTGATATCAAGATCACCTTCTATTTCGTCAGGCTCTGAAATATCATCAGATGGCATTTCTTCTGGTTCTTCTGGTTCATCCATCGCATCAAATTCAGCATTTTCATCTGATGGATTGATGATAGATTCCAATTCTTGCGCCCATTGGCTTTTTAATTCAGATAAATTATCTGCGGCACCTTTGATCTTATCCTGTACCAGTGAATCAATACGATCAGCCGCACCATCACCAAATTCAGCACGAACTGTTTCCCGAACATCTGTTAACAAATTACCAGAAGTCCGGGCAAGCTTCTCAAGCATACCATCAATATCATCAATGTATCCTTGCATCTTTGTAATAACAGCTGATTTTTCAATCTCGCCTTCATTCAGGTTTCTAATAATATCTTTGAATTCTGAACGAAACTCCTGTACGGAACGTTTGGTCATTTCGGTGTTCTCCTTGATAATGTTTTGTAATTTCATTGGTGTCGCCAGTTCCCAAGGCCAAGCACCCTCCCATAAAGAATCACAATATGATTCAATGTCATCCAATGCAGAATCAGACGATTCAGTCAAATGTTCTAACATTGTTTCCTGCGTCGATTCAAATAAACGTCCATCTGCTAATTCAAAATAAATCTTGCGGAAATTATCAGTTGTCCCCCATTGCATGACTTCTTTTGCTTTCATAATGCGAACATCTTCATTCACAGGTGACCAATACGCCTTGTCTTCCATAATGTAATGGCACCGCTTGCCAACAATATTGTTTCCATTCCTACGAGCCATGTAATATGTCATACCCGGTATCAATTGTGTTGAAGCATCACGATCTGATTTATATTCCAACAAACATGCAAGTGCATCTCGGGTATAAATGTCTTTGATATAATTTTCATCCTTCATGAATTCCATAAAACCAGTTTGAAACCGCTTTTCATTGATACGTTGTTCCAATACATTGATGGTTTCCCGTATCAGAGGGGCTGTTTTCTTCCTAAAAACAGAAATGTCCCGACCCATAGCATCCAACTTGGTTTCAAGCACCCGGAAACGATCTATTGGCGTTTGATGATTAATTGCATCTAAAAACATTCATATTGCTCCATATAGTAATAGTATTTATGATAATCAACAAATACCATGATCTTCTAAAGGACACCCAACTTAGATCGGATACCTTCCAGCATTAATTTCTTTTCACTTATTTGATTCTTTAGAATTCCACGGCGTTTCACATTGCCCGGATCAAGCTGTTTATAATGCTGAACCATCTTTGCTGTTTCCATCATGATGGATTCTTCTTTCTGACACCAATTAATGATTTGTGTTACACGCGGGTCTTTTACATTGTTGGATTCATTCAATGCAGCAGCAACCATCTGTGCTGCCTGACCATAACGAAAAGTGTAATCAAATTTCTTACCAGTCGAAGAATTTGTAACACGAAAACGTTCGACCTCTTTGCCGCCACTCGTTTCCTTGAGAAGTGTCTGAATTTGCCAATCACCATGAACAACAGGGTTCATTCCACCCGTTGTGTATGGCATGTTTCTAGCTTGATGCTCCGCAATTTGCGCAACAGGATTTGAACTATTGCCATACATTATATCATTAATAGCATCCGTTTTAACCTTATCCATGGAACCCGAAAGAACGTGTTGCATATGATCATTAGAAACACCACTTAAAGCTTCAGACATGACTTCCCGAGCTGAACGGGTTTCACCTGTGATTTGACCAAGTTTTTTCTTTAATGCTTTATGCCCTTCTTTCATTTTTTGCTTTGATTGCATTTGCAAAACAAAAGGATTAATTTTTTCATCATTGAACATTAGAATTTCCCTCCACGTGCTTTCTTTAAACGAGCATTGGCTTTCGACAATCTTCGTCTTCCAATAATATTTGTCAGTTTTGTTTGACGCCGCTTCTTTGCAATAGCACCCTTGTTCTTACGAGAAGATACCTTTCTCGCAGTGCGGCGGGCATATGATGGGGGTTGCATACACGTCTTGACATCATTGGTCCGTTGACCATTCTTCGGACCACCAAGACATTTCATGGCTGGAACCAAGCTATTACCCTTACGGGTGAAAACCTTGACAACTGCCTCTTCCAAACCATTGACATCAATATTACTGATCTCAAGTGTTAATGACCTTGGATCAGACCGTTGAATACGAACCATTCCAATCTGTTTTAACCAATTTGTAATTACAGATTTAAGCACAGGTATATCCTGCGCTTTTTCAACAGCTTCACCCAAATTGGTAAAAATGATCATAAGTCTTTGATTCGATTCTTTTTTAAGATCGAGATCAACAACCTGCAATGATATCAAACTTGGAACCTTGTCCTTGAATTCAATCAATTTCTCATCCGAGACACGATCCCAAGCAGATTTTACAACAGCATATAACATAATAATGTATTTATAGGGATAGGTACATTACTGTAACAAAAATAAAGCCCCCGGATTTCTCCGAGGGCTCCATCATAACCAATAATCGTTAAACTATGCAGTTTGTGCTACACCATTGACTTTGACAGTAATAGCAGTAACACCATAACTATCTTCAGCAAGATATGCCTGAGCAAGCTCATACGCATTCTTGCGTTCAACCTTGTTCAACCACTCCGGACGGCCAACTGTTGAATCCGCCCATAGCCCATCTTGTTCAAACTTGAGAGTGATAACTTGATCACCATTTGATTCAATAGATGCAGGCTGTGCATATTGATGAAAATATTGAACAATGTCAGAAAAACGTCTGTGACGCTCCTGATCTGCTTCGTCTTCTGCAAAATATGCTTCCAGACTTGCCGCTGCTTTCACAGGGTTTGTCGCTGTTGCATGGCCAGCCGCCGTAACTGTCAACTCAACCGAATCCCCGGCAGCAGGTCCGCCACCTACACTACCCGGAAACGCCAGAGCCACATACTTGTCAATCCAATTTACCATAATAAAATCTCCTTCTGGTATTTAGCTCTGATTATTCCGCCTTTGTATGTGCCTTTTTCTTGCGCCGGTTAACGGAGGAACGCTCTCGTTTCGGTGCGGTAGTAGCCGCAATGCTTCCAGCACTGGTCGCACCAGCACTCGCCATCTCAGCCAAGCAGTCATGTAAAGACCGTATAATCATACCAATATTTATACTAAAGGCCTGCTTTAATGCGATTTACAGGAAAAACCATAACTTTTTCACCAAGAGCATCAGGGTTTTGTGCCAACATTAGATAATACCTAGGATGTGGATCAAATTGACCCAAATACTGTACCATCCTCTTTTCAAAATGCTGCAATGCCCGTTTGACATCCTTGTTCCTGCTTACCGTTTCCCAATCACCATCACATCGGGTAGAAATAAATATCTTACCCTTGAATGCATTCACAGATACTTCAATCTTCTTGCTAACACCATTAAACGTGTCTTCCAGTTCAAACAATTCAGTCACATATTCAATACCATTATCATTTTTACCATGTTCAACCTTGGACGGAAGACATAATCCTTCGAACCCAGCCTTTTTGGCAATCCTGTATATATTCTGGGTGATCAACCGGTAACTTCTAACATAATACAATTCATACATGAATGTCTGTTTGAACCAGACAATTACATTATCACATGTACCCATGCTTCCCTTCGTTGGAAAATAAATGTTATCTCCCCATTGATTGGTAACATATGGGCGAAGATGAATACTAAACATAGTGTTGTGAAGGACTAAACTGATCTCCACACCACACATGTCTTCAGTTGTTACTGTCCATTCAATGACGGTATCGTCATATGTGGTTCGTTCCAAATCAAATTTTTCTCTCCCAATCAGTTCTTCAATACGAGCAGCAACATTATCAAGAGAAGACATGGTTAATGCAGTCTGTCTTTTCATTTAGATGATGTCTTTGCTTTTTTGCTTGCTGTGGGTTTCTCTTCTGGTTCTGGATCAACTGTTGTATTTTTAGTTGGTGCCGGATCATTGACGATCTCAATATTTTTATCCAATTTTAGAATATCTGCAAATGCCTTTTTCTTATCAACTTCTGATTTCGAAGCGGATTTTGCATTAATTTCCATCTTATTATATTGGGCCAAGGCATGTTGCTCCAAACGCACCTTGAAGAGTTCAGTATCAGCAATACCATCATCATTTATCGGTATAACAACTTCTCGTTCGGTATCGACATTTGTTTCATCATCCTTACCATTTCTGAATGGGTTGACGAACCGCACCTTAGCTACACCGCGATCTTCATTGATTGAAAGAATTTTGTATTCGACTGCTTTGACCGTTGAAATGTTGTCTTGTTCACTCATTGCAATAACTCCTTGTTAAATGATATTTATCTATCACAATTAAGTTCCTGTAGTATTGATTGTGAAAGTGTCCAACGTTGCATTACTATCAGTTTGATTGGTAACAGTAACGGTGCCAAATATAGAACCAGATGGCACTGACCAAATGTAAGATATGTAATCGCCACTCACTACAGTTGTTGTTATTGAACCGCCCGATGGAACGTTATTCACAAATCCACCATTTTTATAAACACTTAATGACCCTGAAAATGTTGTGCGAGTAATTTCAACTGTGATTTCAATGTCAATTCCCGTGAAGGTTTGTGAAATAGTATTAATACTATCAAATGTTGGATAAGAACCAGAAATATTTGGCCAATCGACAGCATTCGGTGTGCCATCACTTGCTGCACTGGCTGAATAAAAATCCGTCAAAGAAATTGAACCAGATACAGGAATGCCCGAATTTGCAGAAGTATCTGGAACATTCGCACCACCACGATAAAAATCTGTCAATGATGCTGGTGCTGATACACCAAATTCGGTCATCAAATCTGTTAATGATATCGAACCACTTGCCGTTATTGCCATTATTTATTATCCACCAGAGTAGCAAGCATTGCTTCCAATGCAGTTAGTCTATTTTCAAGTTCGTCAACACGCGCTTCCGCCGCTTTGCGTTTCTTCTTTTCTTCGTGCAATCCAGCAATCGCCAATTTCGCATAATCAACAGATAAGGTGCCATCGTCCAATTCATGAACGAATTCTGGCGCATACTCTTGAACTTCTTGTGCGATAACACCAACAGACCTCTTACCGGTATCCTTCCATGTAAAATCGTATACCTTCAACAGATCAATGAATGCCGTTCTATCACTAGTGCCAATAATATCTTTCAGTTTGATATCTGATGTAACCGTGAAATTCACTGTTGCGGACATTGTTCCTGTGCAAAGTGCTCCACCAGATTGTGTTTCAATCTTTGTAGAACCCGCATAATAAATACTGGTTGCGCCTTCGGGATCAATATCTAGCATATTTTGTGTAATATATGGTGGACTTCCACCATTGCTCGTTTTGTCTTCCCAATACATCTGGAAATGGCGATCAGCATACACATTCATCTTGACCGAATCATTACCAGATGTCGTGTCAAAGCGTATAACATTGGATACCGATAAACTCTCACCTTCAACAGTTAAATTTCCAGCAACCTCTAAGTTGCCATAGAAAGCGTTGTCATTATAACCAAAAGAGTAAATTGTCTTGTCAGAAATTCTCGCCGAAAAAGTAGATGAAGCGCCCGTAGCATGATGATTGAAAAACTGTATGGCTTGTGTAGCGCCGGACTTCTGATAAGTAATTCTCGTTTTTGAATCATCTCCAACTGTTTTGAAAGTAAGACCTCCGGTGAAGGAATTATTGAATGTAGACTCTATAGTCAGTAGGGTATTTCCGCTTGTGGATAAGGTGGTGTTTACATCAGAACGCAAGAATTTCGAGGCGTGGAGGCCATCCAGCAAATCTGCATCCAAGCCAGAACCAGAGCCATCATTGCCCGCATGCCAAACAGTATTGTTCAAATACCGAATACCGACACCGTTAACTTGTAATAGCTTGCGCGAATAGCTTATGTTTCCTCCGCCGTTGGTGTCTAGAACATAGAAGCCGTCGCCGGGGTCATTGCCG